CGCATAATGAGCGAAGGCTGTTGTTATTCCGCCATCTTCCGGGGGCTGTAATTGGCCCGAAAGTGTACGATCTGCAACCATCCACAGAAGTCAGAAATAGATGCAGCTATTTTAAGAGAGGAACCTTTCCGAAACATCGCGAAACATTTCGGAACAAGCCTAGGCGCTATCCATCGCCACAAAAACGGATGTATGCGTGATGTGGTCGAGGCCGGAAGGGTCGCCGGAGTGATCGCGTCAGCATCAGAAATTCAAGACAGAATCGAAGGAATCATATCTGACTTGGACGACATTGCCAAGAAGGCGAAGGAGAAAGAGAAGTACGGTCCCGCCGTCTCTGCCAAGAGGGCCGAGCTGGACGCGCTGAAAATGCTGGTGCCTCAGGGCGGCGATGCGAACCGGCCCGACGACGGGCTGATATCGGCTCTGCGGAACGTGGCCGAGACGCTGGACTGGGGCGAGGAGGAGGGGGAGGCCGCCGATGGAAGCTAAAGCCGCGTTCCAGTGGTCGCCTATATTCTCCGAGAAGGGCTATAAGGTGCTGTCCTGGTGGCTTCCAGAGTCGCCCGTCTCCCATAAGCCGATCATCTGCATGGAGGGGGCGGTCCGGAGCGGCAAAACGCTTACCGGAAGCTTCTCTTTTACCTGTTGGGCTCAGTCCGAATTTGACGATTACGAGTTTGCGTTTTGCGGAAAAACGATAGGCAGCGCCCGGCGTAACATCATCCGGCCTCTGAAGAGAATGTTGGCCGCAAGGGGGGCTGCGGTGAACGATCACCGCTCCTCGAATGAGAACTTCCTCGAAATCGAGTGGCTCGGCCACAAAAACGTCTACTGGATCTTCGGCGGAAAGGACGAGCGATCGCAAGACTTGATCCAGGGGGCAACGCTGGCCGGGATCTTCTTCGACGAAGCTATTCTGATGCCCATCAGCTTCCTCCAGCAGGGCATAGCGAGGCTTTCTATCGACGGCGCGAAGATCTGGATTTCCTTGAATCCAGAGGGACCAGATGAGCCGTTTTATGTCGATTGGCTGGACAAGTTCGATCCAGCCGACGTGTTCTACTTGCATTTCACTATGGACGACAACCCCTCCCTCTCCGAGGAGACCAAGGCGAGATATCAGAGGATGTATCCCGAGGGTTCGGTTTGGTACGATCGATACATCCTCGGTCAGAGGACCGTTGCCGAGGGCCGGATCTGGGACTTCTTCCGGCCGGAGGTGGGCGCAGGTTATGTGGTAGACAAGCTTCCCCATGATTTCATCGACTGGATGGGGTCGATCGACTACGGGACGAAAGATCCCTTCTCGGCTTCGCTGTGGGGCCTCGGTCAGTCTCCCGAGACGAACAAACTCACTTGGTACATAGTCAAAGAATTTTATTATGATCCAAAGGATCACAGGGGGAAGCAGAAGGCCCCCACCGAGTATGCCGACGCTCTGGTCGATCTGGCTCAGTGGAACGATAGGGCGATCTACCCCCGGTGGTTCTGCGATCCGTCGGCTCTGGATTTCATCGTCGAATGTATCAATAGCAAAAGGCCGGAGATAAGTAGAATGCAAGGGGCCGACAACAGCGTGAAGGACGGCATCTTGCGGGTCGCTTCGCTCTTTACTTCTGGTTTTCTGAAAATATATTATACGAATGATAATACTATCAAATACGTGAATAATTACCGATGGGACGAGAACGCGAAGGAAGAGAAACCGCTACACGACGGTTCGCATAAGCCTGATGATATAAGGTACGGGTCGGCGTATGCGATGAGGAGGATGAGATAATGATCTGTATTTTCTGTGGGAAGCCGGGTGTTCCAGAGGTCGAGTACTGGAACCGGACGGACGGCGAGCGGCGGGTCCGCCAAGCAGAGGTCCGCAATCACCCTATATGCGGCGACTGCATGGTGAAGATCCAGGAACGGATGAACCAGAACGAGGCGATGAGGAATGCTCACGAATCTTGATTTCCTTGAAGGCGGCAAGCCGTGGCCCCCAGAAGGCGAGAAGGACCGGATCAAGGGCATGACCGAGAACATCGACTTTTACAACGACAAGCGGTACATGTTCCCGGTAACTCAAGCGTGGCTTTCCAAAGATCCCGAGACGAAGGATAAAAAGGAACATATAATAATCTCATTCGGCAAAGTGGCGGTCGGCGAACTCCTGAATGGCACCCTGCCCACGATGGTCCTCAAGCTCAATTCTGAGGGGAAAGACGCCGAGTTCCAGCCCTGGATAGATCAGAATTACGATCTGTTTTATGAGCTGGCAACTGATTGGTCTAGGTGTGGCGTCGGGGTGGCGAAAGTCTCCAGATTCGTTGATCAGGACGACAAGGAGGACGTTCGGGTCAAGATCCGGGCGGTGAGACCGGATTGCTGGATTCCGGTTTGCTATCCGGACGACGATCGGGAGTTTCGGTATCACGTCCTCCACAAAGAGTCGGTCGAAACTGACGCCACCGGGCACGAGACAAAATGGCTCTACGTCGAAATCCATTCGAAGAAATGGATCGAGTACCGGCTATATCAGATCGATAGTGGTGGGAAACTCGTCCGGCAAGATCTCACCGAAAAGGCAGACGATTTCGACAGGTACGGCTTAGATGGCAACGACCGCCAGCCGATCGACGGGTGGTGCATCTTCCCAATCTGGAACACCCGGAACTCTGACACGGCTTACGGCATCCCCGACAGCACCTTCTCGCCGGGGCCCAAGTCGATCATAGACAGGATAGAGCGGGCGTTTTCGACGATGGCATTCAACCACGACAGCCATTCGAAGCCTACGACTCTCGTCGATGAATTGGCGATATGGACAGATCCAAACACCGGGAGGGCGAAATGGGATCCGGATAAGCCTATCTTCGTCCAGGCCAACGCGAAGGGCGAAACGGATACGAACAAGATCGTATCCTACGTCGTCCCGCCACTCGATTCGAGCCCTCATATCATGGAGGAGATTCACAGTCTGCTTGAAATGTACGTGAACACCACCGAGTTCTCAGCCGCCTCCATCACTGGGGTGGAAGCCGCCAACGTGACGAGCGGAAGGGCCCTCAGCCTTGAGATGACGCCGACGGTGAACCATATGAAGAAGCTCCAGGGCGCCTTTTGGGATGTGATACCTCGGATTCTTGAAGCCGCGAGCCGCCTATCCCTCGGTGACCTTCCGAAGTTCACAGCCGAGGAGGTGACTTTCGTCTGGCCGGAGCCCCAGATGGCGATCGACAACATGGAGAAGGCGCAAGAGAGGGAGATCTATGCCCGGTCTAGGATCCTTTCGACTCAGCAGATCCTCCGCGAGATGGAGTACTCCGAGGAGGAGATCGACACGATTACAAAGGAGCTGAAGGCCGCAGAGCCCGCAGTCCAGGAGCCTGGAGGCGAGGGGCCGCTCCAGATCGAGATACCCGGAACCGGGGAAGAGGAAGAGCTATGATCGAACTCTACACTATGCCGAAATGCTCCGGCTGCGAGATGGTGAAGCGGGCCCTGGAGGCGGAGCACATCCCCTTCAGGGAGCTGAGGCTCGACGAGCTGCATTATGGGGCGTCGTCCGAGATCCTTGCAGACCTCCGGGTATCTGGATATCATGACTCCATCGAGGCCCTTATGAGCGCCCCGATCGCCCGGAATCCCGCCACAGGTGACGCGATCCCGGCGAGCGTGCTCTGCGACGGGCGCGACATCGTGGCGGAGGTGGCGAGGATATTATGATAGAATTTCAGATATCTGGCGGAACGTGCAACCACGAAGGAAAATATAAGCTGATGACCTTACAAGGCTCGATTTGGCATTGCCCTTGTTGCGGGATGGAATGGCCTTGCATTGAATGGAGCGAACTAGCAACCGACGCCAGGATGATATTATGATCGATCCCGTGGAGCACTGGTGGATCGATGCCTAGAACCGAAGCCCAGATCCAACGCCTCACCGACGATCAGGCCAAATCGCTCATCGAGCTCTACGAGAAGGGCGAGGCCCGGATCACCGCTCAGATCAACCAGGCTTTGCTCAGAGGCTCAGATCCGGCCTATCTCCAGGCCGTGAAGAAGAATATCACCACGGCCCGCAAAGAGCTTCTGGCGGGCTCTAGGACGTGGTGTGAGCGATCTGTGCCTTACCTCTACTCGGAGGGCATAGCTTACGCCGACGAGATGAGCTTTTCGACGCATTTGGCGAAGGGCTTTGGCGCGGTCCACCAGCAGGCCGCATCGGCTCTGGCTGACGCCATGTACTCTCGGACGCTGGATATGGACGGCGTGATCGGCCGGAGGGTGGACGATCTCTTCAGGGCCATCCAGCTCGAAGCCGCCGAGGGGACGGTCCTCGGATTCGAGAGCACGAAGCAATCAGCGAAGGCGATGAAAGAAGAGCTGGCGAAAAAAGGGATCACGGGCTTCGTCGACAAGGCCGGTCGCCGGTGGAGCATGAAGACCTACAC